TGAAGGTGAAGGAGAACCAATTGATGCGGGTTTTATTCACCTAGGAAAGATCAAAGTGCCAGTTACTCAAAGTTCGAAGACGAGTATTGGACCCAGCAAACTTCACAATTTGATATCGCCAGCGACTACGAAACCTGCGATGTTGAAACCGACCGTGATTGATGGAGTGTTGCATGACCCACTAATTGAGGGAGCCAAGAAAGCCGGAATCCCCTGTGGATTAGTACCTGAAGATGTCTTGGATCAAGCTGCTAGAGATGTGTTTGTCACCATTTCTAAGAAACATCCCAACAGTGAACCGAACCGCGTGCTTGATTATGAGGAAGCTATAATGGGCATTCCAGGAGATGAGTACTATCAACCAATTAATAGAACCACATCACCTGGGTACCCTTATATGACTGAGACCCACAAGAAAGGACACCGTGGAAAGACCAAGTGGATGGGAAAAGCCGACTACGATTTTGAATCTGAGGAGGCCATGCGATTGCGCCGAGATACCGAAGAATTGATTGAGAAGTGTCGAAACGATGAGCCTTTCGAGGTGATTTGGGTTGATACTTTGAAGGATGAGAGACGACCTATTGAGAAAGTGGAAGCTGGAAAGACCAGGGTCATATCCAACGGCCCCATGCATTTTAACATTGCGTTTAGAATGTATTTTATGACAGCTTTAGTGAACCTCAGACTTGGACGCATTTTCAACGGGATTGCAGTAGGCCTGAATGTTTGGAGCAAGGAATGGGATTCCTTGGCCAATTATTTATTGTCAAACTCTCCCCTTTTGTTGGATGGCGATTTTCGACTTTTCGATGGAACATTGATAGACAAGATCATGTGGAAGATCTTTGAGATACTAGATGCGCAGTACAATGACGGAAATACCCGGATTCGAAGGAATCTGTGGTACCATGTTGTTTATGCTGTGCGTTTGTGTCGCGATCGAGTTTATCAGTGCACCCACTCGTTGCCAAGTGGTTTTGTTGCGACGGCAGAGGTGAATAGCCTCTATGTGAACATTATCTTTAGATGTGCCTATTTGATGCTGGCTCGCCTTTACAAGCAAGCTGGTGATAATATGAAAACGTTTAACAAGAAAGTGAAGTTAGTTGCTTACGGAGATGATAACATCTACTCTGTTAGTGCTGACATCATTTCTTGGTTTAACATGAACACAATTACCGCCATGATGAAGCAATTTGGTATGGACTACACCCCTGCAGACAAGAGTGATGACGTTCGACCCCACAAGACCATTACCGAAGTTTCTTTTTTGAAGAGGTACTTTAGACGCGTGGACACTAGAATAGGATTAACACCTGCTTATGTGTGCCCTGCGGATTTGGAATCTCGACTGGAGATGCTCAATTGGACTAAAGCCAAAGGAGTAGATTCTGGTCCCGAGGAAGCAATGGTGATTTCGGACGTTCTCAAGGAGTTGGCTATGCATGGATGTCGCGTGTATGATGACTACGCACCTAAGATCGTGCGACACGCGCTCGAAGCCAACATTTCAGGATTTGTTGACGAAGGCCCAACTTACCACCTGACTAAAGTCATCTCAGGCCATGAACTACCCCGGCGATGTGAACCTGCAAGATCTATACAAAATTCCAATGCATTCAAGGATCTAAGCAACGCTGTCGACGGAAGAGGCGGGAGTATTTACTCTTATACCCTAGGATCGCCTGTGGCAGCCCCACATTATCCAAGGGAACATTGGTGCGACGCAAGGCCTGAGCTAGCCCGCGTCTAAGGAACAGCTTACCGAACAACAACAAAATTTCAACGCCGACCCCGACATTCTTACAACGACCCAAGCTATCACAACGGACACGATTACATTGAGAGATGATGGATCTACAGCAACCGACGTTTATGTGACGAAAGAAGCAGATTTGCCGGCCATTATGTATGATTCCATCACGGAGACCACCGACCACACGATTCCTAATTTTTTGAGTCGTATGGTTATTATTAATCAAGGAAC